TTGCCAAAAAATCGCGCTTTACACCTGCAGGAATTAAGTCCAAATTAATACCATCACGCAAAAATATTCTTAAATAATAGTAAATGGAAACTAAATCAGCAGAAGAAATGCCTATTAACGCAGACGAAAACAAGAATTATCCAGAATACTGGATTAAATGGATCAATAATTGTAAGCGTAACCCTAATTATCAACGACACATTAATCAAACAAGAGAAGCTTATAGAGAATTTCTAAAATCAGAGGAAAATGATGACCAATACAGAACGCAAGATAGAGCCGATATTCCTCGCGTCTACCCTGCTTACTATTCAGCCGTTAATAACCTTGAGCCTGCTTTCTATTCTCGCACTCCCGATTTAGTTACAGAAATTCGTTTTGACGTACAAGATCCAGTCGCAGTTACTATGAGCCTAATCACAGAAAGATTAGGCGAATACTTAATGACCAACTCTCACTTTGATGACGTGATGAGTATGTCAGTTAATGATTTTATTCACGGCGCAAAAGCAACTAATCAGATCGTGTACTATGCTAATGTTGACAACGGCATTGTCGATCCTAATTCTCAAAAAATATGCCTTGCTCCTGTTTGTTATGATGAAATCTTGCATTCCCCAAATGCAAAAATATCTTCAGATATAACAGAGATGGCGTATTATTTTTGTTATTCAAAGGAAGAGGCAGAGAATAAAGGATTTGATCCGGACGTTCTCGCTTCTTACTCTTGGAAGTCTTCGCCTAATCAGTCACTCGACCAGATTAATAAACGAGGTCGACCTGTTTCAACAGGTGAAAAATATATTGATGGTTACGAGATTTATAACAAAGATAACAAGACTGTGTATTGGGTGTCAGAGGGAATGCCTAGTAAGTTTCTAAAAGATCCAGCAATTGATCCCTACGGCTTTAGAAACTTCTTTCCTTCTCCTCCATTTATTATTCAAGGTAAACCACCGAAGAATATGTTTCCTACTCCTGCTTGGATTCAATTAAGACCTGTTGCCCTGCAGCTTCACCAAATGTATCAACGCATATTTGGGCTTATTGACGCAGTTCGTAGACGTGCAATTGTAGACGGAAACGAGGAAGTTGTAGCACTACTAAACGCAGGCGACCAAGAATTTATTTCAGCCACTTCCCTTAAATCAATCGTAGAAAAAGGTGGCTTGCAAAATATGATCTGGTATCTACCAGTTCAAGAGCTAGTAAATGCAATCAATGAGCTTAATCAACAAGAGCAAATCTTTATTGCTAATTTTGATAAATGGGCAGGAGTTCCTGACATCGTGCAAGGGCTTTCAGATCCTATCGAAACCCTTGGAGCACAGGAAATAAAAGCTGGTGCTTCGCATGATAGGTTTAAAAACGCTAAGAAAAAAGTTCAGCAATTAGCGCGTGATTCAATCGAGATGATGATTGATCTTGCGTATAAAGTATTCGACGACAATAAGATTGCTGAAATTGTTGGCTATCAATATATGCAGCCAAAGGATCAACAGCAATTTCCACAAGCTCTTGCACTTTTAAGAAACGATGAAGCAAGACTTGTTAGAATTGGGATTGATACCGATTCGATGACGTTTGTTGATAAAGGCTTGCAAACTCAAAGATTAAATGCAGCAGTAACCACAGTTACACAAGGGCTAAAACAAGCAGCAGAAATGCTTCAAACTTCCCCTGATTTTGCGCTTGTAGGACTTCAAGCCGTATTGCTCTCACTTAATCAAAGTGAAGTCGGCAAGAAGTTCATGGCTCCTGCTACAAAGGCAATTCAAGATTTAATTGCACAAGCAGAGGCAGCAAAACAACAACCACCTCCACCTCCTCCGCCTGATCCAGCGATGATTAGAATTGAAGCTGATAAGGAAATGTTCTATACGAAAATGAATGCTGAACTTCCTATGAAGCAGCAACAAATGGAGTTAGATCATCAATATAGAATGGCGCAAATAGGTGCAACGGATCAGAAGAATATCAATGACGCAAACTTAAAAGCGCAAGAAATACAAGCTAAGATTCTTGACATTCAAACCACAAACGCTAACGCTCAACAAAAAATAGCAGTTGATGGTCAATATTGGTTAGAAGAAAATCAAATAGAAGCAAGAAGAAATGAGATTATGAATGAGGCAAATCAATCAAAGAATATGATTGAAATGACTAAAGTCGAGCTAAATAAAACTATCGAAGAAAATAAAATAATGCTTCAGCAAACTATTGAAGATAGCAAAGCTACGATGGAGGCATTACGCTTACAACTTGAAAAACAAAGAGACGATGCAGTTGCCTACGAAAAACTAGTAGAAGAGCAACGCCTTAAGATGGAAGATCAGCGCAGAAAAGATGAGCAATTATTTGAAGTGCTAAAGCATATAACTTCTACTCAAGAGAAAACAAAAGACGCAGTTTTACAAAGTAGAAATATTTCAGCACAGCCACCACAATCACAGCCGATTAATGTTAGTGTCGTAATGCCAAAACCAACTGCAAAAATTGGCACAATAACAACAGGCGCAAATGGTAACCCAATTGTAAAAATCGAGCCGGTAGAGATGGAAGAAAACGAGTCGGAGAGTGATGATTAATGAGCACAAGAGTATCCAACTCCTCATCATCTATTAATCCCGATTATGATGTAAAGATCCGCACTACATCAGACGGCAATGTTCAATATTTGAGATCAGATCCACCAACAACAGTTGTTGACGGAAGGCAAGTCGTAATAACAGCAGGGACTCGCGTTAATTTCTCTAATATTCCATGTGAGAGAGTAGATATCACGGCACTTTCTTCTAACACGGGGATCGTAGTTATTGGGGCAATTACTTGTGTTGCAGCAGCAGGAACAAGAAGAGGTACGCCACTTGTAGCAAATCAACCATACTCAATAGAGATAGACAATCTAAATAAATTATATATTGACTCAACTGTTTCGGGAGAGGGTGTCTCTTACACTGCATATTCATGAGTGCTAATAAAATTGGAACAGCACCTACTGTTACAGGACTTGCTATACCTGGCGGTGACCCTAATTCTGTATTGTTTTTAGATTCTGCAAGTACCCTTCAAACTGACTCCACGTTTACTTACATAGAAAACCCACAGGCAGGAATTGATGAAGCATATTTAAATGTATTAAAAACCTCGACAGGTTCTGGGATTGATGTTGGCACTACTATTTTTGCCACAAAATCTTCTCTGATTTCTAGCGATACACTATTAGCGAATAACGATGGTACTATTAATTATGGAGCAACTTATAATTATTTTCAGTTCAGTGGCTCAGTAAATGCAAGTGGTGCGGTTCTGTCAGATGTTAAATCAGCAAGCTCAAGTCAACTCGTTGGTTTAGGTTCGTATACTATCAATAATGGTTCCTCAGATTATAATTTATCTCTTACAGGCGCTAGTAATTCTGTAAATGCATCAAATATTATTATCGCAGCATCTACGGATTCCCCTCTGATTTATTTATACGGAAGTTATAATACTGCATTTGGTAGTATTACAAATAACGGAACAGGAACACCAACAACTAAATTTGTTGGTACTTATGGTGCTGCGGTTCGTTTATCGGGTGCAACAGTACAAGAAGTAATCGGCGGTGAGTTTGTAGGTAGTGGAGGTACTGCAAACTATGGTGTGAAAGTTCAAGGCGCAACAGCAGGAGTTTATTCAACAGGTCATTATTTAGTTTCCTCTGCAAATACTTATGATTTTGGAAGTGCAACAAACTACGCAAGGCATGTTTATTCAACTAGCCTTACAATGGCTAACGCCACGACAAATACTACAGGTATTTCCCTAGGTGGAGATGTTAGACTTTATAGAAGTGCAGCAGATACCTTAAGAGTTGAAGATAAACTGCATCTAACGCCACCTACTAATACAGCTACTTCAGGAAGTTTTGTCGGGCTTTTAGCTCAAGTAAATTCTGCCCCTTCAGGTTCATCAACAAGTAGAAACTGGGGATTACAATTTGCAGTAGCAGCAACAAATTCACAAAATCACACTGATGGTACTGGTGGTTTAGTCGGCTTTGAAGGTTATGCAAGAAACGAATCAACTGGAACAGTAACAAGAGAAGTCGGTGGACTTGTTTATTGTGATAATACAGCAGCAGGAAACGTATCAACTGCAATTGTTTTTCATGGTTTTAATTCTACTTCTCATGCAAGCGCAGTCACAGCAGATGCAACAATTTTCAGGGCAAGTGGAGGAACAACAACTGGAACCACAACGGCTTGGTATGGATTTAGGGCAGCAGCACCAGCTTTTACAGCAAATAACCAGACTAGAATTGGATTAAGATTAGATGCAATGCCTACAATTGGGGCATTCACAGGGACTACTAATCTTGCAATTAATATTGAAGGAACTTCAAGGCTTGCTCAAGACGGAATAAGAATCGGAGGCGATACAAATCTTTATTCATCAGCAGCAAATGTTTTAAAAACAGATGATTCATTTCATGTTGCAGCAGATTTTAGACATTTAGGAAGTAACGTAGGATTTTACAACGTAGCAGCGATTGCAAGACCAACAACAGCAGTGGCATCAGCTACGTTTGTTGCTAATACTTCAGCAATTGCAAACGATACGGCAACTTTTGACGGCTATACGATTGGTCAAGTTGTAAAAGCATTAAGAAATTTTGGACTCTTAACTTAAGAAGGAAACTATGAAAATAAACATTGATATTGACGATGAAATCGTTGCAGAGCTTGCAAAAAGATTCAACTATCAAAGTATGTTACCAACAGAAGATGGTGGAGGCGTTCCAAATCCAGTTAGTCAGGAAAGCTTTATTAAAATGATTTTAGTTGAACAAGTAGTAGGACTATTGATTGAAGATAGACTTAATCAGGAAGTTTCAATTCAAAGAGAAAATATAAAAGCACTACTTGAGCAAGCAATAAGAGATAAAATTGTTATAGGGGAATAAAAATGAAAAACTTAAAAACAGAAATATTAGACTTTGATGATAAGCCAGTTGGTAAAACTTACGGTGGAATTTTAAGTGAATTACTTTGCGTTATGCATCAACAAGATCAGTCAAGTAATCTTTATAGATATTACACCCTTGCTGAAAAATTTAAAAAAGAAGAATCCTTTGTTTTTGATAAAGAAGTTAAAGAATTTATTTTAGAGAAAGCAGGAAGAATTGCCTCACCTTTAGTTTTTGGTAGATTAAAAGATTTCATTGATGAAAATTGTAAGGAAGAATGAGTTTATTATATTACCTTCGACCACGATACGGAATCAACCCTGCATGGTATGGCGGAGGCGGTAGAACTATTTACTTAGATAGTGCTCATAAAAAGAAAAAACCAGATGATTTTTTAGCAGCAGTTTTCAAAGACGAATTACCAGAAATGCAAAGACTTTTCGGTAAGGAATATATGTATAAGCTAAGACTTATACTTTTAACAATGATGATGGAGGATGATTATGAGTCTTGAAAAAGCAGACGGCGAAAGGGGTATGTTTCGATTTAATAAAGAAACAGGAGCATTAGAGAGAGTCGATGCACCAAGAAAATTAGAAGTAGCACCAGTATTTCATAGAGATGAAGCACTAGACGGCATTCATTCAATGCTTGATGATAAAATTTATCATTCAAAATCAGCATATAAACGATCTCTTAAAGAAGCAGGGTATGAAATAACAGGGGGTGATCATCTTCAACAACCAGTTAAAAGATATGACCCTGAAAAGCATGAGCGAGAAATAAGAGAAACAGCTGAAAAAGCTTATTACGACATTAAATATGACAGAATACCTATTGATGAAAAATCAAAGGCACTTAACGCAGAAGAGGAAAGACAATGGAAACTATACCAACAGAGACAGAAAACGAACTGGGCGAAGTAGTAGAGACTACAGAGCCAGAGATAAAACAAGATGAAAATCTAGAAACTCCCACTCCTGAAAAGAGTGAAGAAATTGACACGCCAAGTAAAGATGAAAGTCCGAGAGAAACAGCAAAGAGAGAATTTGAAAAACTTCAAAAAGAAGATAAACCTGTTGAAGAAAAAGTTCAGGTTGAAAAGAAAACTAAACAAGAGCAGGATCCTGAGTTACTCCCACCTGCTAGATTAAAACCACAAGAGGCAAAGCTTTTCCAAAACTTACCTGCAGGATTAAAGCGAGCATTTAATCGCACAATTAAAGAAGTTGAAGGCGGAGGAAGTAGAGCAATTGAGCAAGCAGCAAGAGAAAAGCAAGAAATAACATCTCTTGCAAAGCCTTTAATAAATGAGCACTTTCCAACGGAAAAGCATGTTTTTGAATCACTTATTCGTGCTCAAGAAAAGTTAACTAATCCTCAAACATCTCGAGCAGAATACATAAAACTTGGCGTAAATCTTGGACATATCGAAGAAGAGGCAGCAGCTGAAGCTCTTCAAGGTTTACAACAAACAGGATCGTTTGATATTGCACAACATCCAGAATTTAGAGCTTTACAGGAAAAGCTAAACTCCGTAACTTCAACTATAGAACAATCTCAAACTGATCGAGAGGCAGAACCGATCGTTAATCAGATGAGAAGCGTACAGCAAGAGGTTGATCCCGCCACCGGTAATTACAGGTATCCTGAATTACAAGATGGAGATTACCTTTTAAGTTTGAAAACGCGAGTTAGTTCTTTGAGAGATTCCGATCCCAGCCTTTCATGGGGTGATGCTTTAAGGCAGGCAACTGAAGAAAAGCGTCAAGCACTATGGGGAGGATCAATTCCTCAAAGTACACCAGTACAAACTCGACCTCTAACAGCTAATAATAATCAAATTCAACAAAGAGCAGCTCAAGCTGCAGTTACAGTTAGAGGAAAAAGCTCACCAGCATCAGTTGGTGCACTTAATTTTAATCCTCCACCTGAAGCACTTAGGTCAAACGACCCTCGGGCAACTGCAAAATGGGCTTATGAACAGCTAAAAAACAGAGGATAATTTAAAATGGCAGACGTAGGACTAGGGCAATTAGCCACAGTAACAGGACTTGCAAGAAGCAAAGTCTTAAAAAATGCAGTAAGTGATAACATTCCAGGTTACGATTTAATGGAAAAATCCGGAGGGATTCGAAGAATCTCAGGCGGATCTCAAATCGTAGAATCAGCAATCACAGCACCAAACTCAACATCAACATGGGTTGGAGAAACAGGACAAGTATCAATCGCTGATACAAAAGTCGTTGATTCTGCAGTCTTTGATTGGAGATACATGCTTTGTGCGGTTACTTGGTCACTTGCAGAAAGATATAAAAATAGCGGAGGCGATCAAACTAAATATTTTGATATTGTCGGAGCAAAATATAAAGCTGCAGAAGCAACAATGATGAACCAATTCCAAGAAGGATTTCTTTCTAACGGAACAGGATATTCAGGACTTCAATTGATTGGTCTTGCTTCTTTAGTTTCAACTACTCCAACAACTGGAACAGTAGGCGGAATTGATAAATCAAGTGCAAACGCTGCATGGTTTAGAAATCAAAAATTTGACACTTCAACTGATTGGTCAGAAGGCGCAACATCTCCAGGGAATATCAAAAGATTCTTTGATAAAGGGATTAACGCAACAACAAGAGGCGGAAAGAGAATGAAGCAAGTTATCTATGCAGGTAACACTCATTTTGAATATCTAACTCAAGCAACACAAGCAATTCAAATCATTCAGAACAACAACGAAACCGGAGAAGCAGGATTCCAAAAAATTAAATACCGTGGTGCTGATGTGTATCTTGGTGGTGGTATTAACTACTCTGGATATTCAGCATTAACAGCAACAAGAAGTTATATACTTTGCGTTGAAGAAGGCGGAGTTAATATCGTGTTTCATGATAAAGCTGAGTTTGACATGTTGGAGCCAGTTAATTCACAAGACCAAGCAGCGGTATCAAGATTGTTATTTACAATGACTGCAGCAACGATTGGCGGATTAGCTAAGTTTAACTGGGTAGGTTTTGATTAATGAACTAAGGGGAAAATCTTTTCCCCTTTATAACTTTTAAGGAGATTTTAAAATGAGCGGACAATTAACAGCAGTAGATTTAACCGTCACTTCAACAAGTGCGGTTGCAGGGCCAAAAGTAGGAACACTATATTGGGATGAGCAAGGCAGACTTTGGCAGTATGTAAAAGGTAATGCAACAATTGCACAGTATGAATATGTAAAAATATCAACTGATGGCAACTTCACTATTACTTCAATGACAACTACAACTAACCCTTCAACAGAGCCAGCGCAAGTTGGTTGTGTTCAAGTATCAGGAGGATTTACATCTTCCCTTTATGGTTGGGTATTTAGAGGGTTTGGAGCCCATACAGGTAAATTTGCAGCATCTTGTGTTCAAGATGTTAAAATTTACACAACTGCAACAAGCGGTGTTGTAGATGATGCAGCCACAACACTTGTAAACGGATTAAAACTGATTACTACTATTACAGGCGCAGCAAGCTCACCAGCTTGGGCAAGTGGATTGTTAACAACTGCAAATGCATAAGAATAAATAAAATAAAGGGTAAAAACGCATGGATACATCATTATTAGATAACTTTGACCTTCCCGGGGTTGCTTACGAGCAAATCAAGGCTAGGAATTTAACTTTAAATCCTAGTTCTGAAAAAGGAATTAGTCATTTATCTGGTGAGCATTCAGGTGGATTACCCTTTAAATTTTTTACTCTTGCAGAATATGATTTTGTTGGTTCAAAGATTGCTAAATATGAAAAATTTAACAATCTTGAAATGATTGAATGGACTGTTGATTCTAAGAACAAGTTAGTTGCTAGAATTACAGAATTGCCTACAGAACTTCTTGAGTTTGAAATTATTGGCTATAGAGAAGTGCCACCAAGTGCAAACCCAAATCATGCAATTGATCCTTATGCTCATCCAATTTATGGTGAATGCATCGGTGGGCTTTTACGTGACGCATATTTAAGATTTAAAGATGGTGTTAATGCCCCAGGGTTACCACTTGCAAAATGGGGCGTTCTTGATGACGCATCAGTTGCCACCTTGAATGCTTATGGGCTTAACAGTGTTGAGCAATTTGCAGCAAAACCAAAATCATTTGTAATGAATGGTAATTTTCCTAAAAACATTCAAGACGCTTATGAAAGAGCTGTTTTTTATGTAAACGGAAAAGCAGCAAAAGATAAAGATAATGAATTAATTGAAAAACTAAAACAATTATCAATTGAAGCAGCTCAAAAAGATAACGTCATTAAAGAAATGCAAGAAAGAATGATGACTCTTGAGGGTTTTATGCTTAATCCTGAAGCAGGAAAAAGAAAAGCACCAAGTAGAACTAAAAAGATTATTACAGATGAGGCAGCATGATTGAGTTTTATACCATTCAGAAAAAAATACACGGTGGCAAAACAGTGCCCGTTGAAATGTTTAAGTTTCATACTGGCAATTTTAGAATTGTGAATAGCATTCCAAAAGAAGAAATCTTAGAAGGCGAGGTAGATGAGGCGACTAAGAAAAACTTCTCAAAAGAATATGATTTATTTAAAAATGGTGTTCCTCAAAGCACAGAGCCTTTAATTGTTGTGCCAATTGAAGAGATTGCACCAGAAATCAAAGAAGACATTGCACCAGAAATAACAAGAGCAAGCTTTTTTGATGAAGAAAACGACGAAGAAAAAGAACAAGAAATTTTTATAAAAGGTAAATAAGATGTCAGCAATTACGGAATTAACAGGTTTAGGAATGCCAGCAGAACTGGCGCAAGTTATTGGTGTAGAAACAGTGTCAAATGGCATTGTTCGTTCGGTAGCAACTGGACTAACAGCAACAGGGACAGACCTTTCCACAGCATTACAATTAACAGCTTTTACCTCAATACTTTCCACTGTTGCAGCTTCAACAGGTGTCAAGCTCCCAGCGCTTTGGCCAGTGGGGGCAATGGGACTTATACAAAATAACGGAGCAAACGCATTGAATATTTTCCCACCGACAGCAACAATAAAGCTTAATGGTGGAACTGATGGCGCAGCGGTAACTACTGCAGCAGCTGCAGGAGCGTTAATAGTTAGACTTTCAGCGACTGATTTCGGTGTTTATGTATTAGCTAAAGAGGCTTAAAAATCATGATTGAAGCTTGTAAGCCAAACGTAACAAATCCGAGTATAGCAAATGCGACAAGCGTTACCCTCTTGTCAGCAAATGCTAAAAGATTGGGCGTTGAAATACAAAATAATGCAGCCTTTGATATTGCAGTTTCACCAGCTGGGATTGTAATGACGGGTATTACCCCAACGGCTGCAAAACCTTGTATTGTTATTCGTTCAGGACAAAGTTGGTGGACTAATGACACTTTTGTTAGTCAATCAGCTTTTACAGCTTATCAAACAAGTGGATCAGCAACTGAATTAGTAACAGTTATTGAAGGATTCACAAGCTAATGCCATTTTCAACCGTCGCAGCTCCATATTCTCCATCATTATTAAGAGGAAGTTATGGAAACTTGCTCGCGATACCAGCAGGTCAAACAGCCTTAACAACTGGCGATTATCTTATTATTGGTAGCTCGGCTACTTCAGCAGCAGGAAATAAGGGCACAATTATTTTTAATAATAACGGTTGGGGAACTGTTTCAAATGCTGGCGCTACTTCAAACGGTGATAAGCTAATTTTTTATAACGATGCAGGGATTAAAGTTGGAATAACATTAGGCGCAAATGCTGATATGTATTTCCAGGCAAACGGAAATACTGCTTCAGGATTTTTCTTTTATTCAAGTAATACTGGAACTCCATCGCTGGTTTTTTCAATTAGTAGAACAGGGCTAATTACAACAACATCAGCGACACTTTTAGCGACAAGCGTTGCACTAACAAATGGAGCAGGTGCATCAGCTGGAACACTAACCAACGCGCCAGCAGTAGGAAACCCAACAAAATGGATTCCAATTAGCGATAACGGAACAACTAGATATATACCAGCGTGGTAAAATTTAAAGAATAAGAATGGAACAAAGAGAAATATCACAATTATCAATTTTAGAATTAAAAGCTTTAGGCTTTGACATTGAGCAAGAATTAAAAATTGCAAGTATGAATCTTGAAACTATAAAAAGATTAATACACGAAAAAACAAAAGCTGAAAAAGAGGCTCCAAATGTCATTAACGAATGAGTTAATAGGGTTAGGAATGGCTCCTGAGCTGGCTCAAACATTGGGCAATGAGATCGTTGCGCCTATTCTTTCTCCAGTAACTCAACCAGGGGCACTTTCAGTTAATAGTAAGATAGCGTCAAGATATAACGCCATGTATTGCTTTCAAGAACACGCTTCTCAGGCAACAGCTTGTTTGGCAGATGCTGACAGAGTTGGGACTATGGTTGATTTAGCTGGTGGTTTCGATGCCACGGCGGCAGCAACGGACACTACAAGAGGGACTTTAAAGCTTGGGACTAACGGAGTTGCGGGGCTCCCTACTGTAGAGTTTGCATCTACTCAAAAACTTACTACTGCTTCAACTTTTTGGGATAGGTTTGAATCAACAGGGGTCACAGTAATGGTTCTCTGTAAAATGGGTGGGACAAACGCTTATAGAATTTTCGCAGGGAAAAGCGGAGCGGAGTTTCCTTATTTTGGATTTAGAACCAGAGTAAGTGGGTATGAAAATGTTATATGCTCAATGGGGGTAGCGTGTGCAGCCCCAATTTACAATGCAAAAACTGGGAACTCTAACGATTCCGCATTAGCCGGAAACGCAACTGTTTTAGAAAATTCAACTGTAATTTGGGGAAGTATTTCAGCAGCAAAAGTTTTACAAGCCGGGCGAGCTGGGTTCCCTATCACCACCGGAGTGGCGGGAAGTGGAACTTTATCAGGCGCTCTATTAATCGGCGATGGCGGCGTAACTCCTTTCCCTGCGCAGATGGGCTTCCATGAAATGAGATTTTATACAGGAGTATTGACTCAAGAGGAACTTGAAGAGGAAGCTTCCAAATTAATGAGTTTAGGCACTATGCCAAATCCATTAATTATTGCCGACTGTAATTCTTTCGGGACTGGATATTATTCAGGCAGTTCAAAAATAATGTCTGATACTAGAACATTATTAAGAGGTTTTCTAAATAATACTATCATTCCGGGAGGTACTATTAATTGTATAAATATGTCGGTTTCCGGAGAAACTACAACTACAAAAGTTATAAACTCTCCTGCTACATTAAATTTAGTAGGAAATTTTAACTCCACAAGACGTGTTGCATATCTTTTGTGGGAAGCAACAAATGATATGGTTGCCTCCCAAGGAAACAAAACAGCTGCTCAAGCTTGGGCTAATACGCTATCATTAATTAACTCAGCATTAAGTGCAGGGATTAGAGATATCTTTATCCCAACTGTGTTTGTTAGAAGTGCAGCCAATGCCGGAGCTGAATTTGAAGCGAGAAGGCTAGAATACAATCTTCTTGTTAGAGCAAATGCAGCAGCTGCCGGTGCGGTCGTTATAGACTTGGTGAAGATTTTCCCTGAATTGGATCTAACTGCAAATATTACAAACACAACTATTTTAAACGATCAGATTCATCCAACACCACAATATTACGCAAAAATAAATTATGAGTTTGCGAAGGCTATTAATAAAAGATGGGCGCAACCTAGTAACACGTCAATTGAATTTCCAATATTATGAAGTTTTATAACAGATGGTTTTAAATGACTCAGAATGTAACCCTATTACCACCTGTTGGAGGAATGAATTTAAAGGTTCCACTTGCTAATATGGATCCGATTTATTCACCGTATATACAAAACTTTGATTCTGACGGGACAAAATTAAAACTTAGACGCGCAATAAGAAAACATTGCGAAGTGACACCACTTGGACAAACAATTTACTCTTTAGGGGTCTACGGAATCTATGGAGCGGGATATAAATTATACGCGTGGACAACTGACGTCGCAGCAACATCAACAGTTTATGATGTAACCAGCGGAGTAGCTTCAGCGGCTACGGTTGTTTCCGACACTGTTTCTTTGGTTTATAGTTCTAATTATAATAATCGTCTTTGGTTTGCCTCTGGCTCAACTGCAGCACTAACAAATACAGTATTTGATGGCACTTCTTGGGCAGCTCCAACATTCACTTATAATGGTTCTGCTTTTGGATGGAGAATAATTCACGGATATAAATCAAGGGGCTATTTATTTCTAGGACAAAGCTCAGCGGGTAGTGAGTACTATTACACCAACACAGTAGGCGGAGTTGCAGGTGCTTGCTCAAAAGTAAACCTTGGAAGTATTTTCAGCACAAATGCAGGGCTTGCCTTTATTACATCTTTTTCAATGTCTGATGGTGTAACGAATGAAGAATATATTGCATTCGGGGACATGGCAGGAGAGGTTGCGATTTATTCAGGAGATTACCCTGGAAGTGCATCTTGGAGAATAGTTAATAAATTTCAAATTGGATTGCCCGTAGATTATCAAGCAGTTATTAAGTATCAAAATGATGCTTTGATAATGACAATGACAGGGCTTGTCTCATTAAGAAATTTATTTATCAATGGTGAAAATTCTGCTTTTATAAATAATATTTCTGAGCCGATTGATTCAATGTGGATTAAGTTAGCAAGTTCAAACGCTTTTCTTTTTTCTAATACTCCTAAAACTTGGAGTGGTGCGTATTGGATCTCTGAAAATAAAATAGTAATTGCAACTTATGGAGGGATAGACTCTGAAGGCAATTATGATACTAGTTTTTCAACTTTCCTTGTTTTAGATTGTGCAAGTAAAGCGTGGACTATATACACATGGATTCAAGATACGGCAATATATGGTTATACAGTTAATAATCTTACCTACTTTGATAAGAATTTATACTTTACATATGGATCTGTAGTAATGAAAATTACTGCATCTGATTCTACTTTCTTTTTAGATTCCTACGCTTATTCATCTTCTGATAATAATTATCCATTTAAAGTATATGGAGCGCCTCAATCTTTAAACGATCAATCCGTTAATAAAAAAATAGAAGGCTTTGAGCTTTTAATGAGGGGCGATATTGATTCAGCTAATTTTGGAATGCTTTGTGCTTCTGATTTTGGAAGGCAAATTTCTAATAGGGCTAAGGTTTCCATACAACCACAAACAAGTGCGACTGATGGATTTAACAGAGTGAAGTATAGTGTCGGAGCTGACGGTGTTTTTTATCAATATAGATTAGAGGGAACATCTACCTCAGTTCCTCAATACGGAATGGAAATTTATTCAATAGTTACATTATTTAATACTGGAGGTAACAGATAATGGCATTAACAGTTTTAGATATATGCAAAAGATTCTTATATAGGGTTAATGAGCCATTACCTAGTTCATTTTCATTGCTTAACACAACCGATCCAGGATCGTTACAAATAACACATTTATTTATCCAAGTATGTGAAGAACTAAGACAAGCAAGGTGTTTTCCTCAACAGAAAAAAACTTATTCATTTATTTCAACAAGTAGCTCAAGAACTGCGTACCCTTTACCGAAAGATTTCTATTCACCACTTCTTGATACTGAATATAATTCAACAACACACTTACCACTTTACAATGGAAGTGACGCAGATTTTGCTTATAGATTAAATGTAATTGCATCAAGTAATTACATTACGGCATTTAGAATATTTGGTAGTGACGCAAATCCAAATACTGCAGGCGGTCAATTCAATGTTAATCCTGCATTAACAAAAGATCAAATTGGAACATATCAATACATTACTAAAAATCTTTTCTTACCTCCTAACTGGACACCTTCAACAGTTATCGCTGCATCATCATATAGAAATGTTAATGGAGTTAATCTTTTTACAACTGCAGGAGGAACAACAAGCACAACACCACCAACAGGGGCAGGTGTTGATGGAACTGTCACTTGGACTCTTTACGATGAAGCATATGAAACAATGATTTCAAATTCAGATTTATGCATTTTTGATGATGATTTAGTTATTCTTGGACTAAAAGCAAGATGGTATGAAGTCAAAAGATATGATGGATACGCTGATTTCATTGCTGAGTTTCAATCAAGAATAGATCAAGCAGTAAACAGATGGAAGGGAGTTAATAGAGGAAGTTTTACAAGATATGGATCATGGAATCCAAGGTTTAGACCTACTACACCAGGGGGGTGGACATACTAATGGCACAATATAGATACGAAGATAGCGCAAAGCCTGGGCCACAAATGCCTGAGAAATATAAGGTTAGACCTGGAAAGGCTTATGCTGATTGGGGCGAACAACCAGGATGGATTTATGATCCATATACCGATCATTATAATAAACCACGTACAGAACAAGAAATGTATGAAGCCGGTGTTGGTAAAAAACCAGCAGGAGATCCGAGTTTATTAGGAACAGTTGGGGTACTTGCAGGGGCAGGACTTGCAGCAGAAGGCGGGAAGGCTTTAGGACAAAGTATCCCAGGATTATTAAGCACAGGTGGTGGAGAAGTAGCAGGGGCGGTTGGTGGACAAGCTGCAAGCGGAGCATTAACAGCAGGAACAGCAGCCACTGAAGGCGCACTCGGTACAGGATTTATGGGAGCTCCTGGAGTTGCGACAACACCACTTACACTTGGTGAAGGAGCTGCAGCAACTGGAGCACCAACAGCAGCGGGAAGTTCTCTTTTATCAAGTGTTGCAGTACCTGCAGCGGTAGCAGCAGCTACATATCTTGGTGGTAAATCAGCATTAAATACACTTGCCGGTAAAGCCGATAATTCAACACAAGGAAAAATCGGTAGAGGATTATTAGGGATTGCAACAGGTGGATTATCTGAAATTGGTAGAAAGTTTTTAGTAAAACCAACCACAAAAGACATACAAAAAAAGAACACAAAAGGATTACTTGAGTTAGGCAAAGATGATGCCAATTGGCAGAATTATGTTACTGGCATGAGGGCACAAGTTGACACAGGGCCAGCAGATCCAAGTAAACCATTTGCAGGCCAATACTCATCATTTGATGAATATAAAAAAGCAGGATTAAAAGCGGATGACTTAACAGGTGTTTTAGGCAATCTAAAAACCTTTGGCCCTGAATGGGCAAAGCTTAATTTCGATCAACAAAAGGCGGTTACTCAGAAGCTAATTGATAATAATATGTACTCATCTAAGAAAGGTGAAGTAATAGTTACAGACGCGGAGAAAGCAAAACAATTAAAAGACGAAGCACTTGGAATAAAACCGGCAGTAACCCCGGTAATCGTTCCAGACAAAAAAGTGGTTGTAGTACCAAAAGGATTAATGGCAGTAGGGGCAAAATAATATGGCAACAGAACAATTTACATACCTCTCAAGTGGTTTATATAGAGATAATAAAACTGGCAAAACAGTTAAGAGTAAAACCAACCCAAATAAATCAGCGGCAAGCGGTGGAGGCGGTGGCAACTCTAAGCCAAAAGGGCAAGCACCAATCTTAAAACCTGGTACACAAATCAATAACGCATCTCAAGCAACAGAGGCAGAAAGAGCGGTTCAACAACAACAAGCACAAGATAATCTTGCTATTAATAACCCTAATCAGGTTAATCCGTTTGGTTCGCAAACTGTAACTTATGATGAGCAAGGAAGACCAACTGTTACAACTGGATTGTCAAAAGGTCAACAAGCAATTGCCGATTCTAACGACGCACTCTCAAACATGGGGCGAGATTTAGCAAAAAATAATCTTCAAGGCTCACAACTTGGTGGGGCTTTTAATCCTAATCTTACAGCCAGATATGGAGCTGATAGCCTTGAAGCAAACAGAGGAAAAGTAGAAGACGCAGTATATAAACGCCTAACTAAGAATGTTGACTATCGTCAAGGGCTAGAAAAGCAAGACGTAGAGCAACAGCTAGCAAACAGAGGAATCCCATACAGCAATGATCCTAATTCTCAGTATCAGCAACAAATGAAAGACTTTAATGACAGATACGACACAATCAGAGCTGACGCAATGAATAGTGCAGTTGTAAGTGGAGGCGATGAATACTCAAGAAATGTTGGAATTAATGAAACTCAACGAGCTAATGATTTCACGCTTCAATCGGGACAACGTAACCAACAGTTAAATGAAAGCGGTCAATTAGCTAATTTCGGGGCAGGATTGCAAAATCCTAATTACACGCAATTTCAAGGAACACAGCTTAATTATGGCTCACCTACTGCAGCGGACGCAGCTTTTAAACAATTGGCAAATCAACGTTTACAGATTTCTAAATCTGGAGGCGGTGGAAGAAGTGGCGGTAGTGGAAATTCAGCAAGCACAACTGCCAGTGTATTTGGATAAAAGGTATTTATGGGCTTTTTAGAAGATTTTGCAGCGCAATTATTAGGGAAGCAAGCTCAGGATGCTATTGCTAAGGAAAACACTTACTATAATTTACAGTCTGTTCCTGATACTGCAGCTTCTCTTTTTCAACAAGCTGGTGCAAGTGGTAAGTTTAAACCACGTGATGTACTTGTCGGTTCACTTGTTAGTGGTCTACTTGGTGGGGCGTTAAAAGGGTATGGGGATAGATATCAGAATACTTTGACTGATAGGTATACAAAAACTGCAAATAATTTAGCCAATGGAATAACAAATAATGAATTCGATCTTCAACCATCATTATTTAGTAAAGTAAAAAGTGATACTGATTTATTTAAATTACAACAAGGATTAAAAAACGAGCAAGATTCAATTGATGCCAATAGACAAGTATCAGCAAATATACAAGCAGCTGCAGCACAAGAGGCATTAAAAAACCCAAGAAGCGCAGATAGAATTCTTGCACAAAGAGATAAGCTTTTAGGAATAACACCAACAACAATTGATCCAACCGTAAGCACTGGCACACCTTCACAAACCAATCCAATTGCAGCGTTGCCAGAGGTAAAAGTGCCTGCAGCACTTGGGGCAACAAAATCAACTCTTTCAACATTACAAAATAAAGTGGATGAATATATTGGAGCTGGTTACAACGATTCAGAAGCAACTCAATTGGCTACTAACGATATTAAAAATCAACGTGATTTAGAGGTAGCTTTTGCAAAAGAAATATCTAATTCTCAACAAGCAAAAGATTTTGGTAAACTTACTCAGCAACTAGAAAACCTTAATTCTTCATTGAATCAAAGTTCTCCAAGTGCAACAGCTTCAGCGATTTACTCACTTGCAAAAGTTTTAGATCCTGCAAGTACAGTAAGAGAGGGAGAATTCGCAATCTTTGCCGCTCCTGGTAGCCCTGTAAATGCATTTAATAGTTATCTTTCTGAAATAAAAGGAAAAGGGAAACTTTCTCAAGAGTCAAAAGATAATATACGTGCATTAGTTCCTGAACTAGCAAGAGCTGGATCTGCTACTTATAAAACTTATGCAAATTCATTGCTTGATACGCTTGAAAAACAAGGTGGCAATCGAGCAAACATCACACTACTTGGTGAACCAGCTATTGCAAATAACAAAGTTGACTTAGATGGTGCAATTCCAACTGGTACAACTACTGAAATTAGAACAGCTAAAAACGGTCAAAAATATAGAGTTGTAATAGGTAAATAAATGGCTTTTGAAGAAATTCCTACTATTAATGAAAGTGATTGGAATGCTCAATTTGGAGCCGATGAATCAAGCTTGCCTACTATTAATGAAAGTGATTTCAATGCACTTGAAAATAATTATCTAAAATCAAAGCCGCTAACACCAGGTGAAGCAGTAGCAGCACAGGCAACAAATATTCTTGGAGCTGGTCTTGGTTTTGGCGATGAAGTAAGTGCAGGCGTAAACTCAGCAATTGATTATTTTACTCAAGACGGCAATCAGTCTATTTCTGATATATATTCAAATAGGAAAACACAAATTAATGATTTACAAGATAGATTCTCTGCTCAAGCTCCTGTTATAGCAGCAGCAGGGGAAATTCTTCCATCTTTTCTTTTACCAGTTGGGCAATTGGGTAAAGCAAAGGGGGTTGTAGGACTATTAAAAAACACCGGAAAAGCTGCAACTATTGGCGCAGGATATGGAGCAACATCAGGGTTTTTCAATGCAGACGATGGACTTGAAAACCGTATTGCAGGAGCAGAGCAAGGAGGCGGACTTGGCGCCTTGTTTGGTGGTGGTGCAAACATTTTAGGCGCAGGCGTTGGGAAGGTAGGCGAAAAGCTAACCAATGCAGGCAAAGGCTATACTCTTGGAGCTTTCGGAATTACTGCAAATGATATTAAAAAAGCAAATAAAGTTTTATCAAGTGGCAAAGAAGATACACCACTTTTAAAAAGTATTGATGCAATAAAAAAATCAGGCGCATTAAAAGAAGGTCTAGATCCAGGTGTTGTAAAAGATAAAGTACTTGGAGAAATAGCAGATAAAAATAAAAGTGTTTTATCATTAATAAAACAAGCTGATGAAGCAGCTATTCAAAAAGGTAAAGCTGTTTCAGACTTGCCTGATTTTAAAGCTACACAAAGATATATTTCAAGATTAAAAGGCTACATCAAAGACGAAGCTCAAGCAGTTTTTGACAAAGAATTAAATGGATATTTAAAAACGCTAGACAACAAAGGTAACTTAGTAGACTGGCAAAATGTAAAAGTATCTTTACAAAAAGCCACTAAATACGATAAAGACTTTTCCCCGCTTAAAAATGACATTACTCAATTAATGGCGTCAGATACAAAAAGATTCATTGAAAAAAATACCGATAATTTACTACCAAAAGACTTATCAGGACTTATTAAGAAAACAAATGCAGAAGTTGGACAACGTAGACCACTAGTAAAAATATTAGAAAGAAACTTAGCAAGAGAGCAAGCTTCAAATCCAACAAAATCATTAATTGAGTTAATGAGAACTACGGGCGGT